TTTCTGTTTTTACTTTATTTTTACTTTTTATGTTTGCTAATTTTGTAGTTCTATCATCTCCTTCGTATGTATTAATTTGTAAATCTGATAATTCTAAATTGTCTAACATATACAGTGAATCTTCTGACAACTCATTAAATAAATCTATAAATATAAAATCAGGACTCATTTGCATTTGTGCTGTAAATTTAATTGCGTCAGGACTATTACTTGTATAAGACCTTAGTCCTCTAATGCTGTCGATCATTGCTTGATTTTTACGGTCAACTAAATTATTACCTTCTATAGGTATAAGTGGTTCTCCCATTTTTGTACGTACTTTATTGCTAGCTTTTATTATTTCTACATTTCTTTTTGATGTTTCGTATATACGGTTATCTAACTGTGTTATATCTTCATAATCATATATAGCTATACCTTTAGTTATTTGTGCCTGATTAGATTTTTCAAATAATTCTTTTTTAAGTGATGTGTACAATGCGTCTTTAACAAACTCTACATGACCAAAAGCTAATTGTTTTTCGCCACTTATAACATCATCTAGTTTTATCCACTCATAAGATAAAGCGTCATCTGCTGCTTTAGGTACCCATGATTCTATTACATTACTTACTGGTCTACCGTCTACTACATCAGCTTCTATAACGTCTTTAATAATTATTCCCATACCACCTACGTTTACACCTTGTGCTGCACGTGCGTCCCAATCTAAACGATTAAATTTAACTGGTAAATAAAAACTATTTTTTATAAAACGTTTTCTAAGATTTACTTCTTCTATTGCTTCTCTTAATGCTTCTACTCCAAATATTTCATTTGCTCTTTTCAAAGCAGGATTAGCTAATACTTTATCTTCATTAAAAGCCATAAATAATTCATGCGGTTGAAAATTTATAGAACCGCCAGGATCTACTACACCTTTTACTAAAATTTCTACAGGTATCTCACCTTCTACTATTCCACCAGGTAAAGCAAACAAAGATCTATGTGGTCCACGTTTACGTTTAATTACGAGTAGTTCTACTGTGCCGTCTTCTAATTCTTTAAATATAACATTGTCTGCAGTGTTTTGTTTTTCTGCAAACTTCTTGTATACAAAGTCATTGTTTACTTCTGCTACATCATCTTCTAAACTACTTACTGGATTTGTTATAGCTTCAAATTCTTTTTTATTTTTTCTAAAATTTTCTATCATTGCTTTATCCTCGTCAGATAAATCAACATCTGATAAATCTTCTGGCAATGCAGCAGATAAACTTTCCATAGCACCTGTCATATTTTCTGAAGCAGGATCTTTAAACAATTCGCTTGGATCGTCTGGAACTAAATCATCAGGATCCATTATCCTCCAATCATACGGTCAAATTGATCTATAGAACTAAACAAATAACTTAGATCGTTACGTTCTTGTATACCTCTCTGTTGTGCTGCTTCTTGTGGTTCAAATGCTTGTTCAGCAAATGCTGCTAATTCTTCGCCTGGTGTAGAAGGTATCATAATTTCTGATGGCGCACCAGGAAATAATCTATTAGCTAAATCTAAATTCTTTTGATACTCTGCATTTGCAGTTTCGTAATCTTTATCTGCTTGTATGTAGTAATCAGAAAACGCTACAAGTTCTGCGTCTGTAAGTTTACGTGTGACACCTGCAGATTTAAGTGCTGCGTCAACTTGTGATTTAACAAACTCTGGAGATGGTTGTTGATATACTTTAGGCAACAACGGTGGTTTAGTAAAGTAACGTTCTTTTTCTGCAGTTAATTGTGAATACACATCTGTCATATTTAAGTTAGCGTCAGTCATAGCTGTAGCCATAGCTGTTGCTGTTTTATCTTGCCATGCACCCTGCTCTAAAAAATATGATTCAGGATCTAAATAACCTGCTTGCATAAGATCTGTTTGTATTGCTTTAATTTCTTGTGGTGCTAATGAAATCCAAGATATTTTTTGTGAGTTGTTAAGTCCTGGACCTTGACCAGAAATATGATCAAAACCACCATAAAACTGTTCTTCTGGAATACTACCTGCATATACTTGTTCAGGTAACATTGCGTCTTTCATTTGTGCTGCAGTAGGATCACCATCTTTAAATGCGTTAGCAAGATCTGGTTGTTTGTAGATTGCATAGTCAGGTGTTATACCACCAAATATAGAATACTCTGGCGCTGCTGCAACAGATGTATTGTAATCAACCCATTGATCTAACTGTGCTTGCACTTGTGCTTTGTCACCAGATACATTAATAATTTGACTACTTGGATCTTCTGCTATTTCTTGTTCTAAAAATTTGTACTCATCATAACTAAGTGTTTGTACTTCACCTACAGATGTACCGTCTGGTTTTTTTGTACCAACAGCTACCTGGAATGTATCACCAGTATCTAAACCTGTGTTAAATTTACCATCACTGTTAAATGATTCTGCACCTTTAAGATATTCACCTGTATGTTCCCAGTATCCAGATTCTTCATTAAATGTCATAACTGGTTTTGTTATAATTGTAGGTTTGGCAAATCCTGGATATTTTCTGTATGATTTACCTTCTGCAGGATAAAAACCTTCTGTCATATCCATAGGTGTGTTATTTCTAAACCACTCATCTAAATCTTCTGACATGTAAATTGTACCGCCTTCACCACGTGGTGGACGTATAACAACTCCTAGTAATCCTGTCTCCTCTACTAACTGATTTAGTTTTGTATTTAAATAATCGTAATATGCTTTTGCATTGTCAGAACCTTCTGGTCCTTTTATACCAGTAGCAACATCTAATCCTCTATAAAAATCTTTAACAATAGCTACATCTGTTCTCCATTCAGGATTTGTGTTTTCCATTGCAATGTTTATGTTTGTTAATGCAGGATTAACTGCAGCTTGTCCACGTTTACTTGCAGGTACGCCTTGTGATTGTACAGGAAAAGCAGAAGAAAAACCTACATAGTTGTCTGACATCTTTGCCTGGATTTTATTGTATAAAGCTATTTCGTTGTATAACTTAGCTATAAATAATTGATCATTAGATTCATTTACTAAAGACAATAAATTTTTAGTTATTTGCTCTTCAGGACCATAACCATTTTGTTGTATTATGCTATCCACCAAAGATTGTTTCATCTCTTTTGTCATCAAATATCCTCTGTATCAGTTAGCTGTGGTAAGTATACACCGTATTCTTTAAGTGTATCATAATCGTATTGCAAATCCTCTAAGAAATCTGTACGTTCCTGGAATAATGGAAGCAGCACTCTTTCAGCTACTAATTGAAAATCTGGATTTTTATTTATCAACATACCTATAGTGTCACGTAATTGTTGACGTTCTTTTAGCATTGACCTAGATGTTCTCCAACCATTCTTAGATAAACCACTATTTAACGCACGTTGCTCTAGTGTATTAATCATGCTAAATACTACACGTAGGTCTTTACCTACAGGTGAAGTAGCTAGTTTTCTATTCTTTTCCCAATCTTGTAGTTCTTGATATTGCATTTCTAATGTAGCTGTTTGTGGTAGTCCAGGTATTGTAGAATCAAAACCAGGAAACTTACTACGTGCAATATCTCTAAAAAATGCCATTTCACGTTCTCTAATTAGGTTTTGATATGGATCTGTAATATCGTATGTCTGTAATGTAGATACACGCTTTTCTTCCATAAAAAACTGTCCTAATCTTTGATTACGTTTTTGCAACCATTCTTCTGGTTTTAATGGTTCTCTCTGCTCACTAGCAATTGTTCTAACGTATGCTTCATAATCAAATGGACCACCGCCGCCTTGTGGTATTGCATACTGTGCAGTTATAGAGTATTGCTCAAATAACTCTGGATTGTCTTGTTGGAACTGTACACCACGCTCATCTACAGGTCTTGGTTCCACAACTACTGTTTTAGGAGTAGCTATGTCTAGTGGATTAAAACCAAACTCATCTATAAAATATTTAGTTGCATAGTAGTTATCTCCAGGTGGATATAAGAATTGACCTGACTCTGGATCTTTAGGCGGTGTCTCTAATAACTCTCTATATCTATCTGCAAGTATTTGCATAGAATAAACATGACCACCATTCTTGTCATTACCTACGTCAAAACGTGGATTTAGTCCTACTGGACCAACAAACTGTGAAGCTGCTTTTATAAATGCTAGATTTTTAGCAATACTTCTAGCTTCTTTCATAAGTTCTTCTTGACGTTCTGTTGTACTGTCATCACTACCATTTGCTTTTAATATTCTGTAAACATCAATAGTTGTGTTAGAAGCAATACGTGTTAGTTCGTTTTGACCTACATCTTCGTTATATGCGTATAAACCTTGTACTGTATTTCTTAACCATGCAGGTACACCTGCTGCAGCAATTAAGTCACTAGCAGATCTAACATCTGGTAAACCATAAGGAAACATAATCTTTTTAACTTCATCAAAGTTAGGACTTGCATTTATAAAAAAGCTAGCAGGTATAGCAACTGCAGGACCAATGCCTGGTACTACTTCTAGTGCTAAGTTAAGTGATCCTGCATAACCAGGCAATCTAACACCAACTTGTCTATCTTCGCCAAACAATGCGTCAGATACTAAGTCATCAATCATAGGATAATAAAATACTTCTTCTCCAGTAACTTCATCTTCTCCTAAAAATCCTTCTCCTTGTACAGGACTAAAGACATTATCTCTACGTAATGCGTTAACAGTAACTTGACCTCTACGTAATATTTCTGGATTATCTTTTAGTAACTTAGCCCATGTAGTCATAATCTCTATATATGCTTCGCCGAATGGAAATATACCACGTAAGTTATATGCAATTTTTTTACGTTTAGTTAAATCATACAACAGCTCTTGCACTTCTGTTAATGCACGTGCTTTTGCTATTCTATCAATTAAATCAACGTCACCAGATTTATCTGTAAATCCTAGTAACTCTGCTTTTTCTTTCATGTTATTGTTAAATACATCTTGTACATCATCTATCTCTGATTCAAGATCAAATATATCTTCTTGTAAATCATCAACACGTTGTTTTATATTTGCAGGTACAATATCATCTTCGTATGTAACTCCTGATCCATAAGTTCCTGTAATGTCTAGTTCTAGTTGCATAAGCTCTTCTTGCTTATCTGTCATCTTGTCTTGTAATCTTTTTTTCTTTTTATTTAGTGCGTTAGATAAATTCTCAAACTCTTCGTCTATATCTTCAAAACCTAAACCTAATTCTGTATCTCTATCGTTAAGTTCTTTTATCTTACGTTGAAACATATCAATGTTTATTTCTGTATCTGCTTTACGTAGTTTTTCTGCAGGTAAACCAAGATCAGCTTTAAAAGTAGCTATCATGTTTTCTCCAGGTAGGTTTGCATTTAATGCACCTGCAACTTTAAACTCTTTACCGTCTATTGTGTATGTACCGCCTTCAAGCATAACTTGTCTCATCTTGCCTGACATATACGGAAGCATATCAAATATTGTTCTCCAATATGCTTGTCTAAATACAGGTGAACGTGAAGCATTGTCAGTTCTCTGTCCCATCAATGCGTCAAATGCTTTGTTTGTATAAAACTCTAATTTACCAACATTATCTATATAATCTGTTTTACCAACAGCAACAACGTTAGGTAAGCTATCTATGTACTCATCACTTAATAATTTCTTTTTAACATTTCTGTATATTGTTTGATCTCCATTTTTTATGCTGTCAAAAAAATCATCTAATGTTTCATCAACAAATTGTTTACCATCTAATCTGTTTAATCTGTTACGTAACAACATTTCTAATATATTGTTATTAGCTGTTTTTTCTACTGACAATGGAAATGGTGTTTTACCAAAATCTATATCATCTACGTTTATTCTTCTTGACAAATCATCTAGTACATCAAGTTCTTGTGAAAATGATCCACCTGCTAACTGATTAACACGTGCTGTAATAGATTCTGCATAGGCATATCTACCACCTGCAGTATTCATTCTTGCTCTGTATGTAGGACCGCCTTGACTATATGCTTCTATAATTTCTTTAACACGTAAGCTATCACCTTCTACAAACTCTTTTAATCTTGCGTCTCTTTGTTTTTTAGTCATTGCACCTCTAAATAAGAAGTTAAATAATCTGTCATAATGCAAATGTGCTATCTCACGTACAATACCGTCATCAAAATATTTTTGTATAAGTCTTGGTTGTGTCTCTCTATTACGCAATGCGTCCTCTTTTGTAACAACGTCCATAGGGTGTACACCAGGTTTTTTACGCCTTCTACCTGCTTTGTATGCACCACCAAACAAATAGTCAAAGTTATTTGATCCATACCTACGTGAACTAGCTTGTTGCCACTCTAACGCTTCATCTAATGGATTACCTAATAAATCTGCAAACTTAACATCTTTGCTTGTCCATCTTGCTGCTTCTGTCTTATTAGGTTTTTTAAGTAATCCTAATGACAATACAGATAATGGTCTTGAAAATATATTGTCATAACCACGTGTATACATACGTAGCTGCTCTTCACCAACAACACGTAATAACCAAGCACCACGTAACAATACAAACGGTTTCCAAAAGTCTGAATAGTAACTATCTATAATTTTAGACATTGTGCCTGCACGTATATTTGCAGGTAATTTACTAAACATATCTATTCCTGCTTCTGACGCTTTAGCTCTAATTAATGACATAGAGTTCATAGCTCTGGATAGTTGTCCTGGATCTGGTAAAGGTATAGTTCTATTTATAAACTCTGTTAACAGGTGTGGATCAGGATTAACAAATGCTTTGTTGTCAATAATTGTTTGACTTATCTTTGCACCAGGATTAGCAACATTGTTACCTGTAACTGCGTCTATAAAATATGCACGTAGTTCTGGTAAGTAATCTTCAAAAATTCTGCTAAATGTAAATGCGTCCTCTTTGTTTACACCATAGTTCTCTACTAAATCATCTGTAGCAAATGTAACCATATCTTTTACAACGTTAAATAATCCTGTTTGATCGCCATCTTCTAGTCTTACAGCTCTGTTTATAATTTGATCTTTTGCTATAGGATCAACAGTCGTTTGATCTAACCAACCTTTTATGTTAGATACTGCGTCATCTAACTGGTTGCTGTCAACATATCTATATGGAAACTCACCTGCGTATGTAGACAATATTCTTGCTGATCTATTAGGACTATCCATAAGTTTTGTTTTAATTACTTTTTTAGCACCAAATAATTTGCCTGTACCTTCTGGTACGCCACCTAGTAAATTTTCTGCTCTACCACCTAAAAATCTACCTATTGCACCTACTGTTGGTGCTTGACCTGTACCGAATGGACCAAAAGGATCTTCTAAAAATTCTGTTAGTAAATTTTTCATAGCAGATTGTTTTTCTGCTGCAGACTTTGTAAAGTCTTGTGATATATCCATAAACGCTGCAATAGCTTCTCTATCTGTAATACCTGTTAACTCTATAAATTTATTAGGACTATCTAATTCTGCAAAATAGTTTATAAGTTTTTTACCACCAGGATCTTTAGATAAATAATTAGATACAGACCTACCAGATATAAAAGGCAGTCCCCAACCTTTATTTACTGCACCAATGTATTCTTTTTGTGCTTTTGTTAATTTATCTGGTTCTATTTTTTCTAATTCTTTTGCTAAATAATCTGGTATCTTTAATGCTTTTTTTGATTTAGTAAATGCTTTTAATCCTAATGACAAATAATTTGCAGGATCTAAAAATAATGCTTTACCTGCGTCTAATACACCTGACACAACATTAAATGTTCTAGTGTTAGGTTCTACAACTTGCAATGCTAATGCTCTACCAAGAGATATTGGTGCAGTTCCGTATTGACTTGTAATTGTAAAGTTTTCATTACCTTCTTGCATTTGTCTATCTATAGATGTTATTGGTGTACCAAGATAATTTTGTATAATTGATTGCGCTCTGCCTTCATCAAAACCACTACGTATCATGTACTGGTATTCGTCATAAAACTTTGACTGTGGATTAGCAGGATCAAATACTTCTGATTGTGGTAAAAATCCTTCACCTAAATTAACTTTCTTACCTTTGTTTAATTCACCAATAAGTTGTTTAACAGTAGATTTACCTGACTGTCTATATGCTTCACTAAATGTAAGTGTTTCTGCTTTATCACCAAACGTAGCAGCAATAAAAGAGTTAATAGGTCTATCTACTGTAGTTCTATATAAATCTTCTAATCCTAAAAATCCTAGACGTACACCTGCTTGCAATGGTTCAAATACTTTATCTAATATTGTTTGACTGTTAGATTGTGCAATCATCTTAGATATATCGTTTAAGACTGTTGCTTCAGGTTTTACTTGTAATGTTGTTAATGCTGTAATTACATCAGGAGAAAAGTTAGGATACGCCTGTGATATTGCAGAAGCACGCACTGCGTCCTCTTTACTTATAGATTGTTTAGCACGTTTATACGTTGCTTGTCTTTTAATTATTTCTTGATAAAACTCTTGCTCTTGTGCAGGATTATCTCTATGAAATTCTGCCATTAGAGAACACGCTGCGATCTACCTATCTGCCTATCAGAAGCAAACTTTAGTAAACCTAAAAGTTCTGCAGTAGGATTAACTTCTGCCATTGCACGTATTAACATAACATCATCAGGTTCTAAGAATTGATCTTCCATTGGTGGACGTGTGTAAGCATTTAGGTCATCTTGTCCTGGTGCAAATACATCTGCTAATCCAGGTTCTACTCCACCTAATTGTTGTGGTGCTTGTTGTGGTTGTGCTGCAAATGTAGTTTGTGGTTGTTCTACATTGCCTTGCCTTACTTGTTCTACAAGTGCTTGTTCTTCACCTGCAGATTCTGTAATCATACCTCTAACATCTTCTATGCTAGGTGCTGCACCATCTGTTCTTCTTGCAAGTCGTCCAGGACCGCTAACAGCAGCAGGTCTCTTTACTCCACCTCTTCTGCCACGTTCTCTACTACTACCATTCGCCATCTATGTCTCCCTGTTGTCCAAAAAATATTATAAGTCCATTAGGTATATATTGAACAATCATGCCTTGTGGCATAGGTGATAATTCTGGTTCTTCAATATATAACTCATCTTCGTGATCAGCTATTGCTTCTTCTGTTCTTTGCCATACATCTATTAAACAGTTGTTGACAATGTCACTAAATTTATAATTTAATAATTCACGTTCGTTAAATGGACTAGCCACCTTGCACACCTCCAAGAAGTAATGATCGTATGTCTGGTGCAGGACCTTGTGGTACTTGACCGCCGCCCATCATTTGTTCTAGTAATGCAGCTTCACCTTCTGGTACTTCAGGTTGTTCTGCTGTATAAAACTTATCTAGTATGCTTTGCATGCTATTTGGATTTTTGTAAATCTGTACTAACGCCATAGTTGCTTTAGGATCACCTTGACTTGCTTGTACTTTTAATGTCTCAAACAAAGTACGTTCTGCTTCGTCTTTTAGTATTCTGTCATTAATTTTTTGTATATTGTCAAGACCGTCCATGTTTTCTTGCAATGTCTCTTTGTCAATAATGCCTGCTTGTAATAACTGTAATCCAGAAACAATCTTAGTTGGTTCATCAAAACCTGCCATAACTCCATACACACGTCTTGTATTGTACATACCTTGTATGTCTGCTGACGGTGTATATTGTTCTGCATAAGCTGTACCTTTTAGGTAACCTGCTAATGGTTTTTTCTTATTACCATTAAGCACTTCGTCCATTTCTAAACGTTTGTAATCTAGTTCTTCCATTGCGTTTTTTAGTGATAACTGATATTCTTTTACGTTTAGATCAACAGACGATAGTAACTCTTGTAATCCCCTACCTGTAACAAAAGAGTTAGGAGATATTGCGTCATCACTTACTGGATAACTAGAACCAACACGTAGTTGTCGTTCTATTCTGTCTATCTGTTGAAACAACTGATAGGGTACATTATTTGGTGGTTTAGCTACTTGTGAACCAGGTGTTAAGTAATTGACTGCAAATCTACCACGCTTGTAGTTCCCACTTTCTAACTCACCAATAATGTTTGTTTCTGTAAATACACTATCTTCCATAGCAATAATTGACAATACGTTTATCTTTGCCATAGCTGCCATAAGTCCTAATACGTGATCGTATTGACCGCTTAATCTATCAAAACTAAATCGTTTAGATATAACAAAGCGTGGTCCTGACTTTAATGGATTAGGTGTAAAATCTAATATTTGTTTTGTATCTGGTAAAAATACGTATGTACCTTCTTCGTCATAGTATTCAACAAGTTCTGTACCGTCAGCTAAATGATTATCCCAACCACGTTGGAAACCATCATGGTATTTAAATTTACTATAACCTGATGGAAACTGACTAGATTCGTCAACCATAACTTGTGCTTGTGGGTACATGCTTTTAATTACTGCGTTAGGTACTAAACGTATAAGTGCTAATTCTTTTGGATCCTGGTCTGGTCCGTAATATCCTGGATAACAATCGTAAGGATCACGTAGTTCTGCATGTGGATACATAATTCCATCTGGTGACATTTTCTGTCTAATAATCCATACACAAAAACCATAACCAGGTAGCCATCTAGCAGCTTGTGGTAACTGCATATCCATTTTAGAATAACCGTCTAAGTTAGATACAATACGTTCTAATTTCTCTGCTTTGTTTTTTGCACGTTCACTATCTGCATAAGCGTCTACCTTTATGTCTGGCATACGTCCTAATTTTTGTGCTAGGTGTTCTAATCCAGAATTTATAAGATTAGGTATTGGTAAATCTATATCGTAGTTTTTTGCACTCTCACCAAGTAATGCTGCAATACCATTGCTACCACCATTCATAATAGAACGGACTCTATCACGATACTCATAGTGACCACTATGCTCGTGCATGCCTTTTAAGTCGTCCGTCTTAATTAATAATTCGTCTGGGGTATACACCATTACCAAAAAACCTCGTTGTATTCGCTTTGCTTATAATAGCTATAGGAAGGAGTATAGTCGCTTTCTGCTTCAGCTAACATCATTTTTACATTGGTACGTATACGTTTCATAGGAAACCAACTAGCCATAACTAAGTCAGTTTTAGTTTTTACGTTACGTGAATTACTTGCACCTGCTTGTGAAAAATAAATTAATTGTTGTCTAAATATATTGACAAGTCTTTGTGTCTTAGCGTCTGCATACGGTATGTTTATCTTTTCTTGTTCATACATGCCTACCATGCTTGTAACACCAAACGTAGGATCCCATTTGTTTTTGTATGTCTGGTGTCCTTCTATACGTACACCATGATTAGCTGCCCATAACTTTATATCTCTATCTTGACCAATAGCACGTTGGAATCCGTTTTCTTCTATTATCCAATGACTTAGCCAATACTTGTCATACCATTCTTTCATTAGGTTATGTGCTTTTTGTATACCACCGCCTTGATCATTTTTCATATCTACTAGCCATACTTGTTGTGTTTTTACGTTATATGCCCAAAGCACTGCTGCCTGGTATCCTGTACTAGCAGGATCTAGTCCTGCAATAAGACTTGTGTGTGGTGGTATGTCTCCTAGCTTCCTTGATTTATCTAAACACTTATCAATCATCTCTGCTGTAAATAACTCCATACCTTCTGGTATAGCTTTGTTTAGATAGACCATCTCAAATATATTTCTACCACCTGTTGTTTCTGCTGCTGCTAATTGTTCCATTAACCATTTATGTGTACGTTTAGTTGACCATAACATGTGTTTTGTATGGTCTATAGTTTCATCTTCTAGTGGTACTTCTAAGTCATGCGCACGGTCTACAATAGTTTCCCATGCTTTGTTTTCTAAGAGATGATGGTAAAGATCGTCTGGGTGCTGTCTTGATCCAATGACGACCATACCTGTGTGTTCTTCTTTACGTGACTGTAATGTTGTTGTCCACCAGTTCCTGGTGTTTTCTCTAGCACTTGGTTGCACAGTGCTTCCATGATCTTCGATATCGTCTGCGATAATAAGGTCTGCGTCTCTGGAAAGGATCTTACCTCCTTTTCCAATTGCAACAAGAGTTGGCGACTTAATACCAGAGACTGTTCGAGTTGCAACAGTAAATTGACTGGACGACCAACTCTTTCCGCCTCTATTAGAAGGTCTAAATCCGTCCCAATCTCCGTAATCTTGTATGAGTCCTTCATTATTCTCCAAGTGATCTAGCACCGCACCTACAGAGTTACGTGCAATATCTTCGTTACCACCGCACCACATAATACGTATGTTTGGATTTTTACAAATCATGTATACGCAAAAGTGTGTTAACAAATCTGTCTTACCATGTCTAGGTGGTGACAAGATCATAAGTCTTTTACCGTGCTTTATACTATCTAAGATAGCACTAATCCACTTCTTTTGAAAGTCTGGTGTCTCATAATTTTTACCTTGTTCTGTTAAGAAGTATTGATCACGAAACTCTACAAAAGAATCTACGTCAGCTTGCAGCTCGAAGGGATCCCCACGCCGTTCTAATGCTGCTTCTTTTTCTACATCTTCAAGATATGCTGCTACTGCACGTGATACTGTAGATGGACTACAGCTTAGTATGTTTGCTACTTCCTTCTTTGTTTTCTTACCTTCTAAAATGTCGTTAAAAAAATTTTTTTTCTTCATAATGGCGTAGTAGTCTCCTCTACGCTTCTGTACATTCTCATCTACTGCTTTGTCTACGTGGTAATTCTTAGTTGGTTTACTTGCACGCCATGCACGTTGTCTTGTTCTTTTAGAACATCTATCACTACAGTATTTTTTACGACCTTCTGGTAAAGGGACTAAACAGTTGTCTGCTACGCAGATGGTGATTTTTTCATTATTTGACATATCTCTATGCTATAGTGTAGCATACTGGGATAAGCATTGTGGTGTTCCTGCCTATACAAACACTACAAGATCAAGAGCCGTTAACAGGGTTGGCATAGCAGGACCGCCTTAGTCGTGGGTTGAGCCACATTCCTCACATTTTATTTATTAGAGAGAGAGCGCATTTACTGTTACTACACTTAATAAACTGGTTTGGGTTGGGAGTGACACAGGGATCGTACCGTCCACTACTCATACTCGGCATTTATAGTACAATATGTAGTGCTACTACATATAGTATGTTTAGACTACACTATATATAGTATACTGTAGACAGGGGGTGATCTGGTAAGGGTTATATGCTTATCCAACTACTCATCTAACCAACGTAGGTTCGATTCCTACCACCTCCACAAATTGCCAGGTAAACATTGACGTATTCATATATATTTTCTCCGCCGCCAGATTAAACTATGGGGGTTATACATTGCGGTGTCAATATGTGTGTGGGTTGTGCTGCACGGTGCTGCGGTTTGTAGTCGGTTCGTTCTGTACTGCTTGCGTATGCGTTCGCAAGCCAAAACACCAGGCGCAGCTTAAAAGAATTGGCGGCACTGGTCCATAAACATGATCTCCACATGAACATGATCACCAGGAGAATGCAATCATGATCTCCAGAGTTATACGTGATACAAAAGAAAATGCGGACCAAAGTCCGCACTCTCTCTCCTGGTTATTAGTACGTATCGCTAAGGGCTGCGAGTCTCCAGGATTTCTGGCTCTACATCTTCGTAGCTAACGCCACCTACTGATTTCTCTCCTAAGAAATAATAATCCCAACAGGTTTGGCTGCAGTGTGTCTCAATGTCCCAAACGTTGTGCGGAACATCATAAAAAAATAATTCTCCGCAGGTCATACAATTCCCTTTGCTTTTGATTAGGTCAGGCTTTTTTATTTCAGGCATTGCTATCACCTGGAACTAATCGCTTATGTAAGTAATGGAGACTAACAAATATATGATTTATGTCTTCCTGCTCAACGTGTAAGTCTAAGTCACTATCAAGCCATAAATAATTATTTGATTCTTCTCCATAGTTTTCTATGTAATGGTCTCGTTCTGTGTCGTAGCAATAATCTAGTACCTTTCTTATGTGCTTATACAATAAAAAATCCATACCGTTATCAATTCCAAACGTTCCATATTCTTTGATATGTTTGCGCAGTGCGTATCCATCAGCAGCAATTCCTGAAACAATCCAGGCAGCAGCAACTAAGGATAATATTATTACTATCTCCATATGTACTCCTTCTCTATTTTGTCACATAGTTTATTATACTTTGCTTTTTGTTCAGCATTGGCTACTGCTCGGATATTTGTATCTAATATCTTAATAGCTCTGCCTACTCCCATAACCTGCTCCGCTATTGTTGTATCCGCTTTAACTCCTTTAGCGAAATTCAGCAATAACTTATATACTTCGTTTCTTCCCATAAGAAAATCCTCCTTCTTCATTATCTTATAAGTCATATTTTCCTCCATAAATATATTTTACTATTAACTTCTGTCTTTTCATAATCATTAAGTAGCCAGTCACGTGCAGCTCTCCAATCTATAAAAGAATACAGAATCTCTGGAACTTGCGGATTCTGGTCTATGCCCACGAACTCTCCGAATAATTCGTCTAGGTATTCGTCTAGGTCGTTGTCGTAAGGATAAACAGTATCAAACACAAGAACGTCATCAGCAAATTGTTTGAACATGTCGCTTGGCTCTTGGTTTAGGTCAAATTCATCTTGCATAAGATAAATATTTTTGAATGCTCTCACATAGTCAAAATTAGGGACCAGTTGCAGCAGTTGAACATAGCCGTATAATTCTGCTGCGGTCATGTACTCACCGCCGCCAAAGTCATTATCTTGTATGCTCACCTCTTCGCCGCCACATAAGAATGGAGTCTTTGCTTTTCTGTGTATCTCTTCCACGTCAAGCGCTCTCTCTAACTGTTTAAGCGTTGTATCTTTGTTTATTTGAAACCAATAGAAAGTAAGGCGCCCTTGATTATAACAAGCAAGGCAGCCAGGACATATTTCTATAAAGTTTTCAGTCTCTGTTTGTTGTGTCATGCTATTCCCTTCAAATGATTCTTAAATAAACGTTTTGCCTCCTGGATTCCATAACCCATATAACGCATTTCATTTCCTGTGTGCTGACATGTCAATATAAGTATGCCGTTGTGACGTACTTGTCTAACATGTATATCTTTAGTAGTTGATTTTTCTAATGTCTTGGGATACTCCCATATCATAACAACCTCCTTCAATAATCATTTTACCTGGACCGATTAACTAATCAACAACTAAAAGAAAAAGCTGCAACTAGGCGGCGCTGCAGCTCTTTCTAACTTTTACTTTAGTTATTTATGTTTTGCTCAATCTCTCCCCCAATCTATTTCTATCTCTTCCAATTCTTTATGAATTGATTTGTTTAGTTCATAATCGGATTCAGGAATATAACTAAATAATATCTCCTTTGCTCTCTCGTTATAAATGCGGAGATCTATTTGATTTTTCAAATGACCACGCAGCAGTCCGACTTCGTCTTCACGACTTCGTCCTGTAATCCTTACGCCTTTGTATTCAAACAATATCATTTTAACTCCTTCAACTGTTCTACTAATGTATCATTAATATCTTTTAATCTTACTATTTCTTGTTCATTTAATCTTAATTCCTGTGTAATAGACTTCCACTCCCACATACGATTACTTCTCCAGGATTCATTACAAAAGTAATATCCTAGTAATACACCTGATATTGCAAACATGAGATGACTAAATACGTTAAAGTGATACGCCATTTCACTCATTACAATCACATACTTCCATCAATTCAATAGTTCTAAACACGTCTATTTGGTATTGGTTAAGTTCATCTACACTTTTAACTTTAAATACATGTTTAAGCAAAAATGATTCTGCACGTTCAATACCGACTGCGTCAAATGTGTAATGTATGTTATACAATCCGCATTTTTTTTCACTTGCAAATGTAATTTCTGTACAATCATTACAACGTTCTAACTCGCCGTCTCCTTTAAAGTGCATGTTGCACCAATCACATAGAGTTGCGCCGTCCATGTCATCTCCTGGAGTAATTAATTCACCTAGCTTTAACATTATTTATCCTCTATAAGTTTTAGCTTGACTGTATAAATAACTTCAACTGTCCAATGTTCTGCTAATTCTTGTATAGTTGTAGCTAAATTATCATCAATCTCATCTAATTCAAACCTACCACTTTGTTCAACCCATACATTGTGTCGGTGTATTACTTCAGCTTTTGTACCAACACAATATACTCCGTCTTCATAACTTAATTGGTATATTTCAATATCCATTATCTTATCTCCTCTGTCTCTGTTAGTTCTATATCAACAAATGCGTCAATTGGTTCTAGTCCATATCCACTGTCATCTAATTTCAAATTATTTTTTTCTAACAATTTAGAATAACTTTCTCCTAACAAAATAGGTTCAACAATTACTAAATTTTCGTCACAAAAATTACATTCAATACTATCCCATAAATTTTCTGGATATTTAAATGTAATTGTACTTGTGAATCCGCAAATGCAATCCCAGTCATCTTCTATCTCAACTTCTAAATGAGTAGTGATTGTTTTAACTTCGTATATTTTCATACTCTTAACTCCTTCTCTACATATTCAGCAGTTGGCTTGTGGTCATACCATAATAATTTATAGCCATCTACATCAACTGTATTCATAACTTGCAATTCAGTATGAAAATCATATATCTGACAATCTTTAGGACATGTTAAGACTGCGTCACCATTATCGTCATGTGTATATCTAGCTTGCTTTGGGTGTCCAGTCCAACCACATAAGTCACAATACAAGTCTTCCATTTTAATTATTATTTCTGACATTGTTCAACCTCCACCTTATATATTTCAACATATTCTCCACAACCAATACAGTAATATTCTTTGTCACTTGGTTCATTGAATATCAGTACGTTTTCGTGGTCCTCATTGATATATTGTTCAACTATTCCTTGTTTAAATATATGAGTACCATTACATTTTTTACAGCGCCACATTATTTCTCCTCCTTAATAGGATTATTAATTTCGTTTAATATAATTAAACCCATATGTCCTTTTGGTTCAGCTTGGTCATAAGTTTTTGCAATAATTCTTACTAAAGATTTTTTAGATAATGTCAATAATTGTTCAATATCTTCTATGTTCATTATTCCTCCTCCAATTTACTGTGCTGCGGCATTATCCAGGCATGCTTGTTAGTTGCATTGTCACTGCCGCTACATGTTTTCTGGAACAGTACTGCGGCAGGAAAATTGCCGTCATAGTTATACATGTATGTAAAGTGGTCATCTTTATTAAAGGTTAAAAATGTCATAACCTTCTTTAGATGTGTTGGAGAATATTGTATATGAGTAATTGGTCTGCGCTTGTCAGGTCCAATAGAACCACGTGCGTCACTCCAAAAGTTTCTGAATATGTCTCTTGCACCTGCAATACCATCAACTTTATTTAACATTGTGAAGACTCCTGCGTTGTCTATCTCAATACTTACCCAGTCAGTAGTAATCTCTTTGCCGTCAGGCATAGGATACTTTGCACCAGTTATCTCATCTGTAATAACACGTGGCTGCAATATCTGTGTGTGTCCTTCAAACATAAGATACATGTGTCCGTCAAGTTGTTCTTTCTTGTAGTGTTTATTTATATCCGCTACATCAGTATTGAACTCTTCAACATCAACACTTGCATATACTCTATCAACGTATTTTAGTAATGGTTGAGGATCATTTTTCTGATACTGCGCCATAACTGAATCTGTACGAAGGAACTCTGTTATACCAAGAACATAACTGTCTGTTGTCCAGGCATACCATACGTTCTGTTGCACAACAAAAAATAATTTATTCAATTTATTAGTTGAATGAAATGTCTTTTTGCTGCTTGCTAACGTTGTCATATTTTTAAGCAGCTTTAAATCTGCTAAGGTAATAGGAACTCTAACCTGTAATTTGCCGTCATGAATATTTAGTTTATCCATACAACTCCTTTCCACTATTAAATTTAATTTAAAAGAGTTATATAGTCAAGTTCTTATTCCAACGGTTGTTTCTAATTATCTGTTTCCTGGAGTCATCTGATTCACAAGGCAGTCCGTCAATGTGGTGCATAAATTTTTCTTTACATACAATACATGGTTGATGTCTATTAAAATCATATTCAACTTTAGCCATTAATGATTGCAGCGCTAGTGCAGTTGTGCGTGCAGCTTTGTCTATATCCTGCGTACGACTCACGGCAATTGTTTCCAAAATGGATCATCAAAAAAATCATTACCTATTTTGGATTCTACAATTTCTACAAAAGTATCCAATGTCAAACAAACTACAATAGGCACACCATCAGGTTGTCTCCTGGATTTGTCTGTTTTCACTAAACGCTTCCATACCAGTGCTGTAAATTGCGACTTTGACTTCTTTATTGACTTAGCTAGCTCACGTGTGACGTTAAGAGACTGCCTAGCTTTACACTCTATATAAAACTTTTCTCCATTCCAATTAAATAATACGTCACCTTTATCGTTCTTACCACCTTCCGCAATCCTAGATCCATTTAACATCTTTGCTACAAATGTCTCTAGCTTCGTACCCTGTTGTTTTTGCTTTGACATTAATCTTCTTTCTTAAATAATTTTCTGCCTTTCAATGCTTTAGAACTATTAAGAACTTTTGCAATAGCTTTAATATACTCCATCATATCGCCACGTGGTAATCGTCCGTAATCTATTTGTGATCCACGTGATACAAAAGAATAACTAAAGTAATCATACATATCATGCACGACTTCAAGTTCGCCTACTCCTTTGTTGGTTACGATACCGACTCTAACCCCACCATAATGTGGACCTGCTTTTGTTGGGAATGAAGGATCAATTTTAAGTATTGACTTTACTAAATTAGATTCAGCAGCACTATCGTATGGAAAGAAACCTATCTTCTTTGATTCATCTTCTTCTAAACAATATGTTATAGCTTCTAAAAAACCATTACATTCGTCCATCATATCCCAGACGTTACGTGCGCCTTTGCTCTGTAATACTTCTTTCATTACTACAACTGTAGCTGAATTTGTTGATCTAGTCTATTTAATAACTGTTGTTTTTTCTTTTCATCATTTAGTTTGTACATACTTACACCACCTTTGTGTGAGTGCATAGTACATTTAACACTAAGGATATATTTTTCTCCATGATCTGCACGTATCTCTGATATTCTATTGCGTGCTGACCAACCAAACTCTATAAGTTCTGTTGCACAATGCCACTTGTCATCATCAAGTAGCTGCAATATGTCATCTCTCATTGTCATACGCAATCCTCAATCATATATGCAATACAACCTACACATCTACCATCATAATTTAAGGTTGTTTGTGGTGGTTCACCGCACTCTATACATTTCATTCTTCTTCTCCTCCCATATCTTGTATTACTTCTTCTATCTTTAAATCTATGTGTGTAGGTTTACTGACTATTTCTACGTCTTGGAATGTACCACCACTATCTACAATTATTTTTAAATGTATCATCAATCATCTCCTGCCCAGTTAGGATTACCTCTATAACTGGTATCTTTTTTAGAACGGCGCTTCGTTTTCTTTGATCTCTTCAATATCTTTTGCCTTTGGCATTGCAGGCATAAACCATTCTTTTGGTGCTTGTTTAGCTGCGTTAAATGAATCCATATAATATATACGTGGATTACCATTGTCGCACTCTTTGTTCTTACACTTCCAATCAGGATATGTATCTTTAATTTTACCGCTAGCTTTATCTAATCTGTTATCCCATAGTTCACTGTTGCAACTTAGACAACTAGGTTCTACTGTGCCGTTAGTTACCACAACTTTTTCTTGAACTACTACACCAATCTCTTCTAATGCTGCCTTCGTATCTTTGTCATCTAACTTAGGTGCGTCTTTAATTTTTTCTTGTACAGACGGTGGAGGAGTGTAGCTGTTGCTGTTGCCAGTTTCAGCTTTACTCTTGGTAACTTGACTGTCCGACAAGTTCTCCACCTTCTGCATTTCAGTTACTGATGGTCTTTTCTTTGCTGCATAAATCCAGTTAGCTAATGCTCTACCAATAGCTGATGTCTCACCATTTTCTATCCAGGAAGTTTTGTTTGCACCAACTGGACCATGTTGGTCTTGTGCAATACCTGTTGCTACAGGATATTCATCTGCAATATCTTTATATACTTCGCATATATGTATTGCGTTCTGAAAATCCTCACTTACATGTGTAATTTTTGTGCTAATTCTTCCGTTAGGATTATCTTTCCAAAACTTTTTTAGTCTATCTTCTACTTGATCGTATTCATCTTGCCACGCCATCAGTCGTTATCCTCCTCCGTCATATACTTATGACTATCTAATTGGTATTCTACCCACACTTTAGTTTTTTTACCAACACTATATTGTTTTAGTAAATCATTTACACTTTGTTCCATGTGATTAAATATTAAATCAAAAACTTCTTCTGCTTCTTTTAAATTACTTGCAGTAATTATATAATCACGTGTACTTTGATCAGTAAACATTACTTTCACATCTCTGTCCATAGGATCAGGTGCGCTCATTCTTGTTCTCCTATCGCCATAGCAGTCTCCATCATTTCGTTATAATCAGTTATAAACTTTGTCGTTAAATCTTGTACTTTTTTTGGATTAGTTTTGTTTAGTTTAATAGATGTCTGTGACACTTCTTGTCCACCGCATGCGTTAGCCATAGCTACCGCCCACTTCTTCATCTCCTTTTGACTTGTAAATAGATTCATAATTTAATCGCCGCCACGTTCAGAGCGTACAAATACGTAATGTATTACATTGTTGTAGTTTTCAAAAGAATGTATATATAAACCATTCTTATGTAACCAATCTCTTAACTCACTAATGCTGTCTATATATTTAGGATTACTTTTGTATATAACAACAAATCCCTTACCAGTTTCACCAACTGATTGCTTTAATTCAGACAACATAAAGTTATCGTCAAACGTAGTATTAATTGCAGTCATTACTACCTCCCAATATAAGTATAGAACAAATATATAGAATCGTAAAGATTTTTGCAAAAAACACCAGATCGAAGTAAACTGACCTGGTGTCAAGGATCAGAGTAAAGGAGGAAACCTCTGACCAATGAATTGACTTGACAACTATTATAGCATGCAGTAATCTGTGGAGATAGTTATCTTACGTGTCATAACGAAAGACAACTCCTTCCCAATTAATAAGTAAAGCGGACCTGTGAGTCCGCTTTGCTTTATACTATCTCTTTATTGTTGTGACCGTTTTTATCTACAACCATAGTCATTACACCTTGCTTAGTTTTCTTACCTGCTTGTTGTTCAAACCATGTTGATTCATCTAAACTAGGTACTTGTATCCAGGTGCGTCCATCATGCAATTCACGGTGATGATGGTAATGACCTGTCACAAGAATGTCACTGGATCCTGCATGAAAGCCACCAAATGTTTGATTCTTCCACCAATTCATCAGCTTGTTTTCTACTGTGCCACTATATCCTGCAAGATGTCCATGAGTAAAGGACATGTTTGTACCACATACATTAAGTGATAGATGTGGTTCATCAGGTATAACAAACTTTATGTGTTTGTA